ACACTGACAATGATATCGTAGATAGATATTGGGTTAGTCTGTGCAGATCAACTGTTTTGGAAACCTTTGAACAGGAAATCGCTGATCCCAATAAACGGACACCCGGAGATGTACGCAATGTAGTTACACGGGATTTAGGTAATGGTCGTACGGAAGTGAGTTAAGATGCTTAATACTATTAATTTGTATAATCCCGATTTCATTATAGATTGTTCTAAATTAACGCACTGCAAAGATATCTATTCTGAGATGCGTAGCAACGGAATAGTAAAAGCATACGTATATGGTATGTGTTTTAAGCCTGGTCCATTAGTGTATGATTTTACTAAAGTTGGAAAGAGTTGCCCCATCTTGGGTGAAAAAAGAGAACACCAAGTAGGTGAACGGATCACTCGACAACTAAGTTGGGTACCCGGCTGGAGTGGGAGGCATGTTCGTAGTTCACATGGTGCAGATTTTTGGTTAGGTATAGAGCATTTCCTAATGCCTAATGGTTTGTTACCTCAAACTTTCAACAAAAATGACATAACTATTGCTGTTTGGAATATATCCAAACGAATGTTAACTTCAAATGTATGCGAGGATGATGAGGGGAAAGCAACTGGTTGGGCAGAAGGCGAATTGGCCATGCAGTACAAGACCGCATTTGGAAGACTTCCCCATCTTAATATACAAGATCCTACAAAAACAAAGCACTACACTGCTCCGTATATACCTAAGTCGGTTTGGGACCAATTTACAGTAGGTTGACAATAGATAATTTTGATGCTATAATAGAGACTTGTGCATCAAATTAAAGGAATAAAATGTCAAGTCAAACATATTACGATGGTAAAAACATGGAGAGCAATGTGACTCTCCACACCAGACTTATAGAAACATTGAATTTTGACAAGATTGAGGTAAGAGGGGGAGTAACTACTAAAGGTGATGTAGTGGGTATTAGTGGTAATATTGAAGTGCCTGTAAGCATCAAACACGGTAGTCAGAAAAATACACAAGTACACCTGCCTACACTAAAAAGTTTTGCTAAAGCAATGTCTATGCCCACAGATATTGCTGTTATGCTAGAACAGTGGTTGGGTGTTACTAGTCAATCTCAATTTGAGGGCTGGTTAAATGGAAAAACACCCACTGCCTTACAACAAAAATATAAAAGATTGTTTGCCATTGATATATCTAACTGGAATAACGTTGTTTGTTGGTTCAACGATAACAACAAGAAAATTGCAGAATTACTTATTCAAGCAATGAACAACGAAAACCCAGCAAAATATCTAGTGTGGGTTAAGAAGAATAAAAACACATTTCAAGTAATTGATATCCCTAAACTAATTGAGTGTATTAGTTCTGAATGCAAGTGGGTTACAGGACCTACTCGTGGCGGCAGTACATTGCGATGTGAATATAACGGTAAACCATTAATGAGTTTGCAAATGAAGGGTTCAGGTGGTACCAATGGCGAGTACAATCACAACCCGCAATTTCACATTCATACACATTGGCCCGAATCAGTCATTTTTTATCAAGGCAAGCTGGTAGTATAAATACGTGACCGCAATGATTGACAACTTGCGTTTTAAAAAGTATAATACACTATGCCAAAAAACTTAATATTCACAGAACAAGATTTCTTAAATCAATTCAACTTACCTAACATTTCATTTATAGATTTTTGTAATAAAATCTGTGTGCTTGATGTTATGGATCGTTCAGGTTCATTCGTTGTACGAAGTGACCTTGATACCTTTGTTAACCGGGTAAGTAAAAAAGACGATAGGAAACAAAGATTAAATCTATACAAACAAAATCTATACAAGATTCTAGTTACTGATGCTAAGTCTACACTAACTGCATGGTTTAAGCGTTATGGTGAATTAAAAGAATCTGTTGATTTTTATTTTGATATTCCAAATGCTAATATATTAAATAATGATACCTTTACCGGTAGAACAAATAGCAAGTACGGTAAGATTTGCAAGAACATTAACTTTGTTAACTTCTATAATACAAAGAAACTATACACTAACGATAGCGAATATACATTTGGTCTAATGCGTGTGATGTTTGAAGAATTCAAGGTTCGTAATAGCCTAGTAGGTCCTGCATTCTTTGATCATATCTGTAAGTATACCGGTGATTCAAGTCAATTCTGGTTAGACTTTATGATCGGTGCTAATCGTGCTAGTATCTTTAATCCTGCAACATACAAAGGAATACTTGATACTGTGTTCACCGGTGAAACACTGTTTGCTCCGGTGATGGGCTGGAACGCATATCAAATCGCATTCTACAATAGCAAATTCAAAAATTTCATTGCAACAGATGTAATTCCTGATGTAGTAGAAAATGGTAAACTATTACAAGTTGAATATAACAAACACAAAGATGCTGGTATTTTTGAATTAGCAGAAAAGAATATTGACTTATATTTGTGCCCTAGTGAACAATTAGACAGTAAACATGATTTTGGTACTAAGTATCAAAACTCTGTAGATGCTGTGCTACTCAGTCCCCCGTATTTTGATCTGGAAATCTATCCCAGTAATGACCAAAGTTTTAACAGTTTCCCTGACTATCAATCATGGTTAAAAGGATACTGGGAAGAAACAGTTAAGTTAGTTGTTAAAGTAATGAAGCCCGGAGCAAAGTTTGGCTTTGTTATTAGCAATTATGTTAATAGACAGAAACAAATGACTACTATTAGCGAGGATATGCGTGATGTAGTGCTAAAACACCTTACACTTGATAAGCAATACCGTGTACAGTGGAGTGCTATTTCGGGTACAAGACAAGCAAAGAAAACAAGAGGCGGTAACTTTGAAGATTTATGGGTATTTGTTAAGAAATAACATTTGACAAAAACTAAATAGTAGTCTATAATAGACACATATCAACACATACCTAATTTCAAAAATGAACTACGCACTAATTGATAATGCCAACACTTTTTTTCGTGCCCGTCACGTTGCATCACGCAATAGTGATCCGGAAGAAAAAGCGGCTTTCGCACTTCATCTTACACTTTCGTCAATTAATCAGGCCGTGCGCCTTTATAACATCGATCACGTAGTAGTCTGTTTAGAAGGCAGGTCGTTTAGAAAAGCGATGTACGCACCTTATAAAAAGAATCGGGTAGTAGATGAAAAGTCTCAGACTGAGGCTGAGATTGAAGAAAACAGGATGTTTTGGCAAACGTATGAATCTCTAACGGATTATTTTAAGGACCGTACCAACATAACTGTACTACGACATGAGGAAGCTGAGGCGGATGACATGATTGCCCGCTTCATCGCACTGCACCCATCTGACAACCACTGGATAATTTCAACGGATCAGGATTACATCCAATGCCTAAATGAGCGAGTGCATATTTTTAATGGCGTAGAAGGTCATAGAATTTCGTTAGATGGATATTGGAAAGAAAACGGCAAGCCTGTTATCGATAAGAAAACTAAAGTACAAAAAGTACTTGAAGGTACTCCCGAGTATTTGCTCTGGCGGAAAATTTGCAGGGGAGATTCCTCAGATAATATTTTCCCAGCATACCCGGGTGTGCGTGAAAAGGGTACAAAGAACAAAATTGGTATCAAGGAAGCATTTGAGGACCGTGATAAAATGGGCTTCGCCTATAACAATTTTATGTTGCAGAAATTTGTTGACCATGAGGGTCTCGAACACAGGGTTCGTGAAGATTTTCAACGCAATCGTGCCCTTATCGATCTTACTGCCCAACCCGAGGACATGAAGCAAAAGTTCGATCAGCGTATTCGAGAATCTGTCAGAGTAACTACTACTCCGCAAGTGGGAGTACATTTCCTGCGCTTTTGCGGGAAGTACAAACTTGAAAAATTATCTCAAAATGCCGAGACTTTCAGCAAGTGGCTTAACGCACCATATACAGGACAACTTAATGAACACTAATTTCACTGCAATGGAAAATCGTTTCAAAGAAATTCAACGGGACGATGAACACTTTTACATGACCGATGGTATCAAAATAGTACCACGTGCAGGTTTAGAAATTTCAAACCAATGTCCATATGAGTACAAGTTGATTTTAGCCGATTGTATTGACAGGGGCTGGGTAAAGCCAGTAGCATATATTAAGACCAAAGAATTAATTTGGGAAGTGTTAGAGCAATGAAAAAGATTTATTACATTAAAGAAGGACGCAAATATGTTCCAGTTGCAGAATATGATAACGAACTTATGGATAGCTTTTCAAAGGGCACTCATTTGGTTATGGTTTATCCCGGAGGCACTAGTCGTAGGTTCAATATCGATCCTAACTATGCGGCTATGATTGCCGCAGGGCGTGTTGCCGAAGATGCGATATGCAAAGCTATCAGTAAAGCAAGCGAACTACGGCCCCAACGAACACTTATCACTCCTGGGCAAAAGAAAGCATGGGAGAAGTTAGCTAAAGAATTAGGTAATGAACTTGCTACACTAAATGGATTGTCTATTCGTGATTGTGCAGAGGCAGGCGTAAATGCTATGATGGAAGAGGCAACCAATTTGATGGAAAATCCCGCTGTCAAAAAGGCATACGAACATTTCTTGTTAGTATGTGAGTTGACTAAAGAAAATAAATGAAAACAAGGGAAGAGATAATAACGTCAATGTGTTACACGTATCGGCATGACTATGGGTTAAACCGCAGTGATGACGATGCACCATGGGTGGCAGGCATGACAGAATTTGAACGAAAAGGATTGTGGCAAACAATGGCTCATATATTTGATAACAATATTGCACCACACATGAATCCTAAAAAGAAGAAAGGTAAAAAATGATTGATTTTAGACTTAGTATTAAGAACCCATTCAAGCATTCTGAGTGGCGTAATCTTTATCAAGGTGAATGGATGATTACAAAGAATAAAGTTTTTGAGATTGGATTCTTTAATTACAGATATCGCCTATTTGAATTTCACGTTGATTTAAATTGGTTTGGAAGTGATCACGCTGGTCCTGAATTCAACCTTAATATACTTGGATACGAAATGCGTCTTGCATTACGTGACACTAGACATTGGAATCATGAAGAAAACAAATGGCATATATATGAGAATGGAACACACACAAATGAATGATTTAATTGCAAAACCTATTATCAAAGACCAGTTTTGGATAGTGACAGATGGTCAACAAAAAGTCGGTAACGTAATTGCTGAGGGGTCTGGATTTAATTTAAAGATCAACGGTGTTAGTAAGCATTTTCAAAACACCAATGAACTAAAACGTAGTACTAGAATTCAATTTCAACCATTGAAAACAAATAGAACTAAAACAGAACTGCCTTTTGCAAATTATCCAACTAGCGGTAAAGTATATAACTCTATGCTAGATATTAAACGTAGGTTGCATTTGTATACCAAAACTGTTAAAAGCAAGTGTTACTATGCATCTGGTTGGTTCGCTATCAATCAAAATGGCACTTTTGAAACAATATTATGTCCAAAATATATCTTTGTTCAGCGATATACGTATTACGGTCCTTTTAAAACTGAAAACGAAGCAGAAAACATGATAAATAGTCTATGATAAACATCAAAAGGTTTATAGATAGGGTTTCTATGATAGAAAGTAAACAAGGTAAAGACTTTGTTATGCCAATAATTGAAGCACGTGGACTACGTGATGAATTGGCTAAAATCCTTGTAGACCAATACCAGATGAACAGCGAGAAAAAACCTGATGAAGAACCTATCATTAAGGTAGAAATTAAAGGCGGAAGTTTTAAATGAGTAGATCACAACCCAAAGTCTTACTAGAACTAGTAGACAAGAAAACATATAAATGCGACCAAGTAGTCGAGGCTGCTGGCATTTGGGCTGTGTTTTACGACGGACAATCTATTAACCTAAAGTCACAGCATTACCTAGATAATTTAGCTACGCCAAAGTACAAAAAAACAAGTTTTAGTAATCCGGGACATGCACGTAATTTATGTCGTAAATTAAACTCACAATTTAAAACTGATAAGTTTACCGTAGTGTTTATGAACTCGGGTAGTGTGGTGTACCCCGATGACCAACAAGTCAACTAAGCAGAAAATAACTGAAGCTGTATTATCTGAGATTCCAAAATCACATAGAATATACCACGAGCTACCAATTGAAGATGTAGTTTTCAAATGGTGGCAAACTGGCAGACAAGAAGGCCTGCGTTTGACCGAAGCAGGCTTAACTGCCTTTCAATTAGCAGAAATAGAATTCTATGACTATGAGTTTAAGCAAGATGGGCAAAGCTATCACAACTTTGTGATGGAACTAAACAAGAAAATAAAATGCCCATACTACATAGGCGTGAATCAAAAAGAAAAGACCAAATCGTTCTATATAAGAATCTTTGATAGTAAAACAGCAATGATGCTAGGTCTATATGGAAACTTACAAGATTATCTAGCATCAGTAAAAATAAAAAGATAACTTAATACCAGTGACCTTCATTACGCATTCGTTTTATGAAAGTCAAGTAAGTGCTACACACCCCATAACATCTTAGTTTTACTGTACTGAACATACCTCTATCTTGAATCTCGGGTAAAAATATCACACTGTTATTATTAATAGGAACAGTTCCTGGTGTGATTAGTTTACCGTTGCTTGCAGTAGCATATGGTGGAGGTGGAGTAGATGCCCCAAAGATAAAATAGTTAGGATACAGATTAATTGATTGTGTTGTAAACCAGTTATATGTAGCTTGATCCTGACAATTAATCCAAAATCTATTACCTTGCAAGTAGGCGTCACTGACTTCTATCAGATCATTTGCAGTTCCTACATGTAGTTTGTTGTTGACTCTCCACACATCTACCATACAAGAAAACCCATTATTAAACGCCGTTCCAATTTGATTGGGAGTGTTGGCTTTTTCGTAGTTTTGCCCGTCGTAGATTCCTTGATAAGATATGTATAACATGTAGTATTTATTAAAATGGGAAAGAACTCGTCAACGAAACAACAGGCTACCGCGTTATATATATGTAGACACAAAAATCTACGATTTCATAAACTTAAAGGAAACCTAACATGAAAAATATCGCAATCGCTCTTATCGCCTCTTTCGGTATCGCTACCGCTTTCGCACAAGCTGCCAAGCAACCAGAGAATATTGGTAAAACAGCACCGGCAGCGGCTCCTGCTCCGGCAGCTCCTGCAAAAGCTGAAGCACCAAAGACTGAAATGAAGTTGGCTAAGAAGAAGGAGGATGCTAAGGCTGCTCCCAAAGCAGATGCCACTAAAAGTGCTCCTGCCAAGACAGAAGCGGCTCCGGCAGCAACTGCTAAGCCGGAAGCAAAGCCAGCCGGTAAGTGAAGTAGAGGATAGCGATAACTACGATATAGTCGAGTTAGACTTACATCGTAGTTACGTAAGACCAAAACTAGTCAAAGTTAAAAATCTTTGGGATGACGATGCTGAATTACCAGATCGTATTGTAGCAAGGTTAGCTGAGATTAGAGAGCAGGCTCTACAAAAATATCGTGAAACATGCTATAATAAGGCATAAATAAAGTAGTTAGAGTTCTACTTAAAAACTCAACATTTAAACACACACATAGGAGATAAAATGTTTAACACAGCAACTTACGCCCTCATCGACGGCGTTTCAGACTTCAAAAAGAAATTCGTAGAACAAACAGTTCAACACGAAGGCATCAAAAATGCATTAAACAGTTTTGTTGATGCACAAGCAAAATATACTAAATCAGCCGCAGATGCAGGAATGCAATCAGCTATGGCTTTGGGTATGATTTTCTCAAGCAAAGATTTCTACACACAATTAGCTGACCAGTATAAAGCAATGGTTCCAGCTTTCAATACTGCAAAGTCAAAGGCTAAGTAATTATGAAACTTTTAGGAATGCTAATAGCGTTCCTAGGTTTCTCTACAGATACCTACGGAACAGCACTAGAAAAATACATAGTAGGCAGAAACCCACAAGATGTGGGCGACATAGATCGTTTGACATACGAGTTCCATCGCAAACAATCTGATTGGAGATTTCTATGAAAATGTTCACAAAATTTTATGATTTTTTACTAAGTTGGGGAGAGGTACTATATGAATATCGCAAAGCTAACGGAACTAAAAACTATTACTAATTGGTGGCCGGTATCGGATGAAGAGTGGGAACGTTTAAATTTTCCCGAAAGATTTGAGCAACCTAAAAAAATGTTTTATACTATATGAACATTAACACACTTAAGGAAACAAAATGACAGACTTTACACCAAAACTACCCGAAGTAAAATTCAATCGTAATGGATATGAAATCCGTGCAGACGTCCTAGCAATGGCTAAAGACATGGTTCAATCAGAATATTCTATGAAATTTCATGGTTGGGAAATGAGCGCCAAGCGTGATGAAAAAACAGGTCAACTTGTATCTACAGTTGAAATGCCACAGTTCCCGGGTCTAGACAAGATCCTAGAGACTGCTGAAAAGATGTACGGATTTGTTAATCAAAGTACACAGTCTAAAAAGTAATACTGTTGTATTCAAACAACAGCCCTGCTAGTCGGGGCTTTTTTGCATCC